TCAGTGATCCAGCGGACTCACCACCCCGCGCCCACCGCGATTCAGCACGTGCGTATAGATCATGGTGGTGGCCACGTCCTTGTGCCCCAACAATTCCTGCACCGTGCGGATGTCGTAGCCCGCCTGCAACAAATGCGTGGCGAATGAATGCCTCAGCACATGCGGTGTCACCGGCTTGTGGATCTCGGCCAGTTTCGCGGCCTCGCGTACTGCACGCTGCACACTGGCTTCGTGCAGATGATGGCGCCGCTCCGTACCGCTACGCGGATCAACCGAACGCTGCACGGAAGGGAACACATACTGCCAACCCCACGCCCGTGCCGCATTCGGATATTTGACCGCCAGCGCATCCGGCAAGTACACCGCGCCAAACCCGGCCGCCAGATCACGCTCATGCAATGCCCTTACCTTATCCAGATGCCTTTGCAACGGCAGTATCAGGTTTTCCGGCAGCACCGTCACCCTGTCCTTATTGCCCTTGCCTGCCCGCACAATAATTTCCCTGCGCGTGAATTCCACATCCTTCACGCGCAGGCGCAGGCCCTCCAACAAACGCATCCCCGTGCCATATAACAGGCTGATCACCAAACCCATTGTCCCTGAAGTTGCATCCAGCAGGCGACGCACTTCCACTTGCGTCAGCACCACCGGCAAACGCTTGCCCGGCTTGGCCGCCACCACCTCATCCAGCCACGGCAACTCAAGCCCCAATACCTCTCGGTACAAAAACAACAGCGCCGACTTCGCCTGATTCTGCGTTGATGCCGAAACCCCACGTTCTGTGGCAAGATGCGTCAAAAAGGCCGTCAATTCCACGGGGCCCATCTCTTCGGGATGACGTTTATCGTGAAACAGAATGTACCGACGTGCCCAATCCACATAGGCTTCTTCTGTGCGGATACTGTAGTGCCGCACACGAATTGTCGCCCTGAGGCGATCGAGTAGACGAGGGGATTGGGGAGAGATTTGGCGGGGTTCCATCCGTAAAAGTTTAGGCTGCCCTAAAACGTAAGGCAAGATGATAGTGCATAGAGAACAATGGACTGGATATCAGTAGATTGACATGGCCAGCCCATAGGGGTAATTTTTATGCTGTCTAATTTAAGTTGGGCACCTTGTACGCGCACCACGGGTATGCGCCGCCGTCGCGGATGATCGCGCCGCGATCTTGCAGCCGCTCCGCTGCGTGCGCCCGTTTCTGGTTCTCCGTCACCCAAAACACAGAAAACCCGCCGTGCTTCAAAACCTGCGCCAGCACTTCCTCTTCCTGGCCTTCCTTGGTTCTGTAGTCAATCCTGCTCATGGCTGTCTCCGTTGCCCAACTCTTTAATCGAGCGGACCCGCTGAAGCGGGCCGCTCATTGCGGGCGTTAGCCGCCTCGTGTGCCACCCAATTCTCGCAGCTTGTCGCATACCCATTGCGGGTCAGTCACGCTGCCGCCCGGCATCACTTCGATTGCCCGGTTCAGTGCTGCAATCCATGCCTCTCGAGCAAGCCATACCTGAGCTTCTTCAAAATATGCTTGGTTTTCCCACCACCGCTCAAATTCGTCCACGTCTAACCCTCCATTCCAGGCGAGGCCGAAGAGCGCGGCCCCCTGTGTTGCGTACCGCACGTCCGCTTGGTGCTGGATGATTGCTCGCTCCAGTGCTTCGCGCCTCCGGCGTTCGTCGTGCCAGCGGTCGAAAAACTCCGTGTGTTCGCGCTCCAGCACTTCCAGCCGGTCGGCTACGCCGTCGATCAGTTCCCCGAGTTCTTTCGGGTCTGGCATCTTCAGGCGCTTGTCGCCGCGTCTCCAGCGGTTGTACTTTCTCAGTCGTTCGCATTGCTGCATTTCGTTCTCCGTTCAAGCCGTGGCACAACCCGGCGCTCCAGGGGACTCTTCGCCGCTGCGCGGCTCGCGACCCTGAGCTATGGCGTTGGGCGGCGTGTCTTCCACCGTCGTTGCCCATTGCCGCATCTCGTCGGCCTGTTCCTGTATCGCCTCTGTCGTGTTTGCAATACGGCCGTTCAAGTCGCGGCGCTGCTCCAGCATCAAATGCAGCCCGCTGACCAGTGCCGCATGCACTCCGCGCCGAGTTAGTTCAGAACAAATGCACTTCGCGCAGTACCCGCCGCCGCGTGAGCCAGTGCCACAGATCGGGCAAGGCGCGAACGTCGTCACGCCGTGGGGGTACTGCCGTTGCAGCAGGTACAGCAAATCTCCTGTGGTTCTCGTTTCAATGGTCATAGTCAGCCCTCGCAGTACTCCGCCCAACCCGTCGGTCAACCCGACCTGCCGCAAGCGGCAGGCGGGTTACCTTCGGCGTTATGTTTCACGAGCCGCCTTGATGCGCGATCGCACCCAGGCAGCGCCGCCGAGACGCTTGCACTTCTCCCACTCCTCGTCGGTCACCCTGATCGGGCGGGCCTTCATCAACTCGCCCGTCTTTGCCAAGGGCTTGCGCCCTTGGCCGCGCCCCGCGCCGCCGCGCTTAGTGGAAATATCCGCCATGCTTCATGCCTTCACCAAGGGGTTTGTGGCAGCAAGAGCAGACCGCAACGCCTGTTTTGTGCTGGATCTCTAGCGCCTCAGCGCATCGGGTGTAAATCTCCGCGCGTTTCTTGTGCGATGTCGTGTCCCCGTATCTGGCGTCTATTTCCGCCAGCCGAATCTCTTGCATAGCAAGGTCTCGCCAGACCTTCGCCGCATCCAAAAGGGCGCTCATGCTGCGCCCCGGAGCACCACAACACCGCTCGACTTCACGGTGCGGGTAACGAGATCGACGGCGCACACATCGCCGCCAACCAGACCAAAGAAATGGTCGCCGCCATGGCAACCGAGGTAACGGGCGTCCGTCGCCCGCTCGATCAGGCCGATAGACTTGAGGAAGGTGAAGGCTTGCAGTTTGGCGCCCATGGTTTAACTCCTTGGTTCGTTGATCGTGAGTTCAGTGTATATACACAATCAAACCATGTCAAGATGTTTTTGTATCTACGCAAAGAAACATAACACGTCGGTCAAGCGGACGGCGGGAAAGCACCGCCGCCGCTTACCTTGGCGTTAGGCACTCTCAAGCGGGTATGCTTCAAGCAGCGCGTCACGCAGTTTCAAGATTGCCGTGGCTCCGAACACTTCAACCGATTGCGCTGGTGCGCAAACGTGTTCTTCTAATATCTGCTGCTGAAATAAAATCAGCTTGTGCTGTTTGCTGTTCTTGTCATCCTTATCCGAATGCACAAGTTGAGCCACAACCCCATCCCACCCCAAACTTATTGCCGTGTGTTTCATTTAAATCTCCTGGTTGCGCCGTGCCTAACACGGTGATCAACAGCGACCGCGCTGAAGCGCGGCGCGTTACCTATGCGTTCGGCGTCTCTTTCTTGCCTGCCCACCAGTCCGCGCCGGGCGGATGGTCGGCTTCGTGGCCGGCATCGATGGCCCGCTTGATGGCCTTGCCGAGTCCCTTGCTTCCCGAGCCGCCGAGCGCATCGCGCAGCGCATGGTATGCCGTCCGCACCTTCTCGCTCCGTTCTTCCACCATCCACAGCAGGCCGCAGGCAAGTTCCGCCGCCTCCTCAATCTGCCGCAGCTTCATCACCTCGGCGTCGGCCTCGTTCAGCGCGTCGTCATCGCAAACGCTGCTGCACAGGCCGCGAGCGGTCGCCAGTTCGCGTTCCACGGCGCCCTTTGGCACTTCGGTCGGCATCCTGATAACCAACTTCTCAACCGTACCATTTGGGCCGCACCACGCCCGCGCCGTGCCTTCGTGCCCGAAGTGGCACGTTTCCCCGCGAACGCTTGCCTTCCACACTGTCTGTTCAGTCATGTTGCCCTCCGTAGTTACGCCGCCGAACAATCCGCTCCACCGGACGGGCCGCCTGCGGCGTCCCTCCGGTGAGCTTCGTCGTTATGTGTCGTCACGACGAACACCGGCTTTATATCAAGGGATACGCTGCACATGCCGAGCACCTCTCCGTTCGGCAGCAGAATCTCGAACGTCAGCGGCCACCTTGCTTCCCAGCCATCGTGGTTGCGCCAGTTGCGCCAATAGTCCTCCGCTGCGGCTTCTGCCAGTTCTTCAATGTCGTCTTCCTCGCTCCATTGTTCCGGCAGGTCATGCGCGTATTGGTAGCCGAGTCTTCGGTATTTCAAATTCATCGCGGATAGCCTCCCGGCGCCGATACCAGACCTAAATCGTCCAACAGGTCTGCTCTATTCAAGCTGAATCCTTTGGCTTGTGGACACACCCGACGCAATCCCACCGCTCCGGGTGCAAGGTCGCTTCGCCCAGCGGGCCGTGCTGCTGACAGCCTTTGCTCATCGGGTCGCTGATCCGAGACATGCGCGGTTGCAGTATTTGAACCGCGTTGCCGAGATGATTCATTACCGTTTTTTGGTAATACCCATCCTGAACCATCACGGTGTCTCTGAAATGCGGGCGGTTGTAGCATTTCGGTTTCACTCTGCTGCTGCCATGCCACGCGCCGCAACCATCTTGCAGCGATAGGTTTCCCAGCGTTCCAGGGTCGCGCGCATTTCCTTCTTCGCTGCCGGGCTGCAAGCCTGAAGCGCCAGGAACTCGGTAATCATGGCGGCGTCTGGAATCACCGCGCCTTGCGGCTCGCGTGTGATTTGAACGGGTGGGGTAATCGCTGCTTCCGGTTGCTGGCGTAGTTCCTGGGGCTTAAGTTCCCCGCTTCCGGCATCCGCTTTCCCCCGTTGATCGAACGTCATGCGGTAGTAAAGCGCACGGGTGCGCTCCACGTCAGCACAGCAATAATCCACAACTTTCTGCGGATCAACCGGCCAGGTAGCAGCAACCATCGATCCGTCGAAGTCGCCTTTGCCTTCGATGCCGAACGCCTTGCACAGCTTGTCCATGCTGGCCCGCTTCTCGCGGTCTTGCGACCACATCAGCATCGTGTCGGCAATGCAGTTATCCCACGGGCGGGCGTTCATCGCCTTCAGGATTGCGGCTGGCGGCGTCACGCGATTGATGATCGAGCGATGCTTGAGGAACGGCAGATCAAACCCGGCGACGTTGTGCCCAACGATGGTCAGCGGAACGTCAGACGTATAGCCCCGGAAGTCGCCAGTTGAAAGGTCGTAGACGTGGCTGTAGAACTGTTCCAGCAGGGTCTTTTCATCGTCGCCGTGAACCGAGAACACCTTGCCGTCCTCGAAGGCGTAGCAGATGCAGACGATGCGGCCATATGCACCATCGAATGAAGTCTTGCCAACGGCATCAGCGACGGCCTGCGGCTTGTTGTCGCGTTCCCATTCGGCAATGCTTTCAGGCTTTTTATAATTGGCAGGAGCGGTGATTTTGGCCGACAGGGTTTCAATCACTTCCGGGTCGGTGCTCGGCACCGTCTCAATATCGAGATACAGGTTCATGGTCTTTTCTCCGTCAGAAAGGAACATCGTCAAAGTCGGCAGGCACTTCGCTGTTGAATGTGCCTGTGGCGCTCGGCGCGGCACCCTTCAGCGGGCGGTCGCGCAACGCCTGCACCATCTTGGCGAGGGCTTCGGGTTGCACGGCCTTGTTCAGGATTTCGCTGGCGGTGAATTCGTCCTTGTCGAACGCGGCGGCAATGACAGGCTTCCATGCTGTGCCGCCTGCGGTCTTGGCGTATTCCTCCATGTGGATCAGCAGCCCCAGCGGCTTGTCCATCAACTCACGGAACAGCGGCACCACGACCTTGACGCGGGCTTTCTTGTCGTTGTCGTACTTTTCGATTTCGCCATCCTGCGCCTTGAGTTCGCGCACACGCAGGCAGGTCATAATCGCCATCAGCGTGTTGAATCCCATCAACTGCTTGCCATCCTTGTTGTGCGTCCAGAGCGTCAGGTAATCCGCCGATTCGCCGCCTTCCGCCTTGAATGACAGATCGACGCCGACCGAACCTTTCTGGCTGGTGACTTTCTCGGCGCGGGTCAGGACGCCCAGGTATTTGCCCTTGCTGTCGATCTTGGAAAAGATGACATCGGCTTTCTTTGCTGCGTTCGTATCGAGTTGATAATCCATTTTCTGTAGCTCCGTGGGTTAAGCGGCTTCTTGCAAGCCGTAGTAGGTGAAAATCGCAGCGTCAACTGCGGCAAGGTCGTTATCAATCAGTTCGTCGTCGAACAGCCCAAGCGGGCTTTTCGTCGTGTTTGCCCCGTTGTTGCGGGTGGCGAACAGGTAGTTGCCGTTCTGCACGGCGGTATTGAGGACGATGGAAAACATGCCCTCCGGGGTAATCTTCTCGTCAAGCATCTTGCCGATGGTCTTGATGCGGCTGCGCCCGTGTTCGTCGCTCTGCGTGTGGGCGAGGATGTAGACCCGCTTCCCATCAGCCAGATCAGACGCAGCGGTGAGGATGTCCCACGCCTTGCGACCGATGTCGGTGAACTTCGCGTAGCCGGTTTCATCGGTGCGCCGCATGTACTCGTTCGCCAGGATGTACTGCCAGTCGTCAATGACGATCACTTGCCGCGTGGTCTTGCGCATGGCCTTGATGATGTCTGCGGCCTGGTCGGTGACGATGATGTTGCCGCCATCCTTGACCGGCTTCCAGTCCTTAGAACGGAACGGTAGCGGCTTGCGGATTGCCTGGATAAGCAGGGTTTGCGCCGGGTCGAGATTGCGCAGGCTGGTCGATTTCCCGGTCCCACTCTCGCCCAAAATCAGTGCTGAAATGCTCATGTTCGTTGCTCCTTTGTTCGTTGCTCAGTTGTTCGGATTGCCCAATTTCTTCCCACCATCGCAAGCCGCCGTCGCTCATGTCTGGAATTCCCCCATAAGGTCAAGGTGAGCGGATTGCTCGGTTAGTTCGAAGTCGTCAAGCATGTCGGCTTGAATCGCCCGCGCCCACGTCTTGCGAATGTCAGTGTCTTCGTGCGGGACGTATCCCTTGTAAAGCGCGTGGCCGTAGGGAATAGGGCAATGCAAGGCAGGCTTGCGGATCACTTGTACGTTCATGCTGCTATGTCCTCGAAAGGGGCCAGAATGATCGCGTGTTGCTGCGCCAATTCCGACAGGGTGAGAAGATCGTTTGCCACGGCGAAACGCTCGCAATGAACCTCAATCCGCGCATAGGCCAGCAGGACATTGGATAGCGCACGCCAGCACATAACCGAGTTACGGGCGTTGCATTCGGCCCAACGGGAAACCACGTCAAGATCGGCGGGGAGAATGATCGGATGGCTCATACAACCCCCAGCGCGGCCAGAATCAGGATCACGACACAACCGACGATGCCGACTGCTGCCACGATGTAGTCGCCGCGATCCGCTGACGGCTCACGGTTCAGGCCGCGCTCGGCCACCTGAACAAGCTGGCTGCGCTGTCTCATCGTCAGGTTGGTCATTGCACTTCCTCCTTGTGCTCGATGCAAAGCAAAGAATTGATACGATCATCAATCTGCGCAATGCTGACCCGATGCTCTGCCTGCCTTGCTTTAAGCTCCGCTACAACAGCTTGCACAGCATCGGCCTTGCTTGGCTCGACCACATCAATATCTACAACGTGCTCCTGATGACCGAATTTGCCGTCATCTTCGCTTCTGTCGCAGTATGTTATGAACATCATCGGCTCAGTAAACACTCCGCCAAGCGTGCTCCAATAGGTGTAAATCTTGGTCAGTTTCATGCTGCGGCTCCTTCGTATTTGCCTTGTTGAATGCAAGCCAAGCTGTACTCGAAAGCCAAGCTGACTAATGTCATCAACGCCATCCGGTCATCGTGGCGGTCGTCACGGGTGCAATAGTTGAGCGCCTGCATTGCGCCGTGAACCATCATCCGAATGTCGCGCCATGTGTCGTAATGGTCATCGGTCTGAGCGCTGGCCCATTCGTCGCAGAGCCATTCGAGGCGCTTTTCGGCGTCGGTGAGCGGGTCTTCTTCCTCAATGGCCTCGGGTTCATCCCACTGGCGCGGGTCGTCGCGGTATCCACAAAGCATCTGGTTCATCGTCCTGTCCTCTTGTCTGGTTACTGGCTGGTACTGCTCCCCGGTGAAGCCGCCTAGCGGCCCTGCCCGCTCGGGGTCAGGTACTTGCCGTGGGTTATCGCTGCACTTGGTTCCGTCTCCGGTACGCCGTGTGTGCTGCCGATGTGTGTAGTAAAGCACACTAAACACCAGAAGTCAAGCACTCTTAACCAAATAAGCAAAAAAAGGATTTTTGCCGAAAATATGTTAAGCGGTATTGACTTTGCTGGCAAAGCGTGCTTAACTGTCGCCATGAACATTACGCAACTCCTTAATGGTTACTTCGACGGCAACCGCGCCGCGCTGGCGAAGGTGTGCAACGTGACGCGGCAGGCCGTCAAGATATGGGACGACGATGGCGCAGAACTGAAGTCTGAATACGTCATCCCCGTTTGCCTGTCGCTGGGCTGGCGCGTAACGCCTCACGAGATTCGTCCAGACATTTACCCGAACAAGCGTGATGGCCTTCCCCGGAAGGCGGCGTGATGCCATCCCGAACATCTTCACCCGCTGGCACACCGGGCATTTGTGCTGCTCCTGTTGCAAGGTCGCCCCGGCTGGAAAGCGCCCGGCCGGGGCTTTTTTTTGCCGGCGGGAAGAACAAGGGCATGGTGTGACGGCATGGGTAACGACCGCGACAATTTGCCGCATTGCCCGTCTTGCGTCCATTTTATGCACTCGCGCGACTTGCGCGTGATCTGCCGCAGAAACGGCAAGGCAGCCACCCCAGGCAATGCCCGCGAGTGCGTCGAGTTTGTGCGCGATCATGGCGCGGATGGCGAGCCGATGGTGTGGTTCGAAGATGCGTGGCACGTTGGCGGCGAAATTGCGAGGTGAGTTGCCTATGTCCATCTTGCGATTCAAATCCGAGTCCGACATACCTGCCCACCTACAGGCTGGCCTGCGAAGCGCGTTATCTCTTGACGGTGCCGCTGGCCGAGCGACGCGCGTATCTCTCGCACACGAATGTGGATCCGAGGCGCAAGGAATTGGAAGCTGCGATTCTCAAGGAATGGGAAGCGCGGAAGGCTGGATCGTGATGCCGTATCCGGTGTCGGCAAACCGTTACTGGCGCAATTTTAACGGGCGCATGGTGCTGTCATGCGAAGCCACTAAATATAAGCGTTCGGTGGGTGCGACGTATGCCGTAGAGGGTGGGAAGTACCACCACAACATCTCCGTTGAGGTGGCGATCAGGCTGCACCCGAAGCTGACAAAAAAGGGACTACCGAGCAAAACACGGATTGACCTGGATAACTGCCTAAAAGTTGTGATGGACGCGCTGAACAACGTGGCTTACCGCGACGATAGCCAGATCGTCAAGATTGTTGCAGAAATCGGCCATCCGGTTGCTGGCGGGGCGCTTTCGGTGAGGGTGACGGCATGAGGATCGCCCAACAACCAACGGCCTGCGATTCTTTCGACGCCCACCGCATGAGCGGCAAGGCCAGCGCCCAGCGCACCAGCATTCTGGAGTTCATCGAATCCAGGGGCGGGGATTGGTCGATAGGTGAGATTGCCAGGATGCTGACGATGGAAAAGTCAACGGTCAGCGCCAGAATTTTTGAACTGCTGAACGAAACCGGCGAACTGGTCGAGAAGCCCAGGCGCAAGGACAGGTATTCAGGCATCACCATCCGGCCAGTTGGGTTGCCGGTTGTGGGGCAGGGGGATCTGTTTTGAGGCGCGTATCCATGATCGACCTGCAAGCCAACCTGATGCAGAAGGCGTTTGCTGCGGGACGCATGGATGACGCGCGGGCGCATTGCAAGATTTTTACCGAACTGGCGCGGGAACGTGCCAAGAGTTTTCTCAATGACGGCACGGAGGCATCCGGCCAGCACATCTCCTGTCGTGCTGGTACGCCGTCACCCTATCAAGAGAAGGATGCGCAGGCAGGAGCGCGAGAAGGAGGTTGTTGTGGCGTGGATGAAAATTGATCTTGAACTTCCGGATAAACCTGAAGTTCATGCCATCGCCGGAATGCTTAATCTTGACCCCGATGCTGTGGTGGGCAAGCTGATTCGTGTCTGGCAATGGTTCGATAAACACACTACAGACGGTAACGCTTTCGGCGTTACCTATGCGTTGCCTGATCGTATATCCAGCGTTGCTGGATTCGGTGAGGCAATGGCATTTGTCGGCTGGCTTGAACAGCGCGACAAGACGTTGGTGATGCCTAAATTTGACAGCCATACGTCTGAAAGCGCCAAGGCACGGGCCTTGACGGCGAAACGCGTGGAAAAACACAAGGCAAAAACTAACGCAAACGAAACGGGAAAGGTAACGGACGATGCGTTACCGGATGCGTTACCTAGAGAAGAGAAAGATAAGAATAAAAAACATATAGGCGCTGACGCTGGTTTCTGTTTCAAGTCCAAATTGCTGAAGCTTGGGGCTAAACCCGATTTGGTTTCGGATTGGTTGGCTGTCAGGTCAGCCAAAAAGGCCCGCAATACGAAAACCGCGCTGGATGGTTTTGTCCGTGAAGTCGGAAAGTCCGGTTGGGCGATCAACGATGTGCTGCGGATGTGCTGTGAACGGAACTGGCAGGGCTTTAACGCCGAGTGGGTGAAGGACAGCAAGCCTATCGAGGTCGAGTCCAAACCCAAGCTAGACACTAGCCTTGAGGAGAGACGTGCTGCGATTCTTGAATCCAGGCGCGCTGCCATGCAGGCACAGGTTGATGAGTCCTACCGTAACAGGGTATGGCTCGATGGCGAGAAGCGTTACCGCACGGTTTTCAAGATCGAAGGTGGCGAGGTGAAGTCGAGCCGGGTTTACGACAGCGGGGTGGAGGCATGATCGCAGACAAGTTCCTCGCCCAGCTCACGAAGGTCAAGCGCACCGGGCGCGAAAGCTGGATCGCCTGTTGTCCTGCCCATGAAGACAAGAACCCGTCCATGACCGTCACGGAAAAGGACGATGGCCGGGTGCTGATTCATTGCTTCGCCGGGTGCTCGGTTGATTCGATCCTCGGTGCGGTCGGGATGACGTTCTCCGACATCTACCCGGAGCGCGAAGCAGACCCGTACCAGCCGAACAAGCCGGAGCGGATGCCATTCAATCCGCGTGATGTGCTGGCAGCGGTTTCGACCGAAAGCCTGATTGTTGCCTTGTCTGGTGCTCAAGTGGCGAACGGTGAGCCGCTTGATGACGTGAACCGCAAACGGTTGATGCTTGCTGTTGAGCGCCTTCAGGATGCAGCGAGGATTTGCCATGCAGACTAGGGATCAGGCGGGGGCCAGCACCCTCGACAAACTGGCTGGCAGGATCATGGAGTCCCCCAACCTGCTGCGCGACCTTGACTTGACGCAGTACATGAATGGCAAGGTCAGCCACAACGTCAGACCGGCCACGGATTACAAGCTGGCGGTGCGGGATTTGATCGTCGGCAGGGCGGAAGGCGATACCCACGCAACCCGCCTGCCGTTCAGCCACCTTCGCGGCAAGTTCGAGTTTCGCCGCAATGAGCTGACGATTTGGGCCGGATACAAGGGCCACGGAAAGAGTCTTCTGATTTCCCAGGCGTTCAACGAAGCCATCCGACACGGCAAGCGCATTTTCATCTTCTCGCCTGAGTTCAGGCCGGAGCGTGTTTTGGAGCGAATGCTTTACCAACACGCCGAGACGACGCAGCCGACCGCCGAAGACCTTAACGCCTTCATGCGCTACGTCACCGAACGGGTGTGGCTTTACGACACCCAGGGCAGTTTGTCGGCCAGGGAAGTTATCGCACTGTGCCGCTACGTCGCCGAGCATATCCACGTTGACCATATCCTGATTGATTCGCTGATGAAGTGCGGCATGGCCCCTGACGACTACGCCGGGCAGAAGCAGTTTGTCGATCAGGTTCAGGTGGTCGCCCATTCCTACCCGCTCCATATTCACCTTGTCGCCCACGCCAGGAAGGGAAACGACGACTCAAAGCCGGCCAAGCTCCACGACATCAAGGGCGCAAGCGAGATTGCGGATATGGCGGAAAACGTCCTGTCCGTCTGGAGGAACAAGGAAAAGGAAAAGAATCCAGAGAAGCGCGGCGACGAGCCGGATGCCAGCCTGACGGTCGAAGCGCAGCGCAACGGGGATGGCTGGATCGGCAACTGCAATCTGATGTTCAACCGGGAAAGCATGAACTTCTATCAGTTGGGGGATGAATATGTCCGCTGGTAATCGGGTAACAGTTTCAAAGCAATTCGTCGCCGACTTCGAGGCCGTCGCTGAACGCTACAACCTGCGCGAGCTTGGCGAATATGAAACGGCCAAGGCGGCAGCGCGGCGCGACATTGAAGCAGCACAAGAGACATTCGCCGCCATCGCTGAAGAAATCAGAAAGGGACAAATATGAACATGGGCAAACTCGAAGCTGCCGCACAGAACCGTCAGCGCATCCTCGACTACCTGAACCGCGGAAACCGCGCTTCGTCGGCGAGGATCGCCAGTGCGCTAGGAATGCGCACCGAGGCAGTAACCCGTCTTGTGCTGGCGATGCTGCGGCTCGGCGAGGTCGAACGTAACGGACCAAGCCGTGATTGCACGTATTCGGCACTGGTCGAGACTACCGCGCCGGCTGCATCGGTGCGCGAACATGCACGCCGCGCCGAAAACGAAAAGCCGGCCAGGCCGAAAGGCGGCAAAGGTCGGTACATCCACGTTCCAGGAAACCCGATCCCAAATCAAGGCGGGCAAGGTGCGGTGCGCCGCACCGTCAGCATTCAATCGGGGATGGCGTGATGGCCTTGTTAGGCCAGAAAGTAACCGTGGGTTCTAACGCATAAGGTAACGCGCCGCGCTTCAGCGCGGTCGCTGTTGGCCGCCGTGTTATGCCACAAACCAAACTATGGAGTGAAAAATGAACGAGTACCACAAGATACAAACTGTTTTCAAGCGCGACATGGAGCGCAACGGCAAGACGCTGTTGGAAGGCCAATGGACACTGCCTGAATTTGAATTTTTGGCCGGGAACACTTGGGTTTTTACAGAGAAGGTTGACGGCACCAATATCCGCGTGATGTTGCAGGGCGGTGGCATTACCTTTGGCGGGAAAACTGACGCGGCGCAGATACCGGCGCAACTTGTGGCGCGGCTGAATGAAAGGTTTTTGCCTTTGGCCGAGAAGATGCAAGAGACGTTTGGTTGTGACGCCTGCCTCTACGGCGAGGGCTACGGCGCGAAGATTCAGAAAGGCGGCGGCAACTACCGGCAAGACCAAGACTTTGTGCTTTTCGACGTGAAGGTTGGCGACTGGTGGCTGCAACGCGCAGACGTTGAGGACATAGCCGGGAAGATGGGCCTTGATGTTGTGCCGATCATCGGAGAAGGCACGCTGCACGATGCTATTGCGGCGGCAAAGACCGGGATTGTTTCGACGTGGGGAGAGTTCCAGGCCGAGGGAATTGTGGCGAGGCCAAAAACCGAACTCAAGACGCGCAACGGACACCGGATCATTACGAAAATCAAATGCCGGGACTTTGGGGCATAACGCTAGGTTGAGCGGACCGCAACGGCCCGCGCAGGAGGTTGAACATGGGACAAAGTAGCCGGGCCGTTGTGGGTCCGCTCGAACCGTCAGTTGGGCGGCCGGTGGACGAAGCCACGGACGCCGAAGGGCCGCGAGGCACCTACGGTTGCGCCTGCGCGCACCACGACGGCAGCATGTGCGCCTGGATTCGCTACGGCGGCGATGGCCCGGAAGACCCCTGCGAATGCTTGTGCCACGGATGGCCGGAGGACGAAGATGACTACGTGGGCTGACGAGTACGTGACCCTGCTGGAGGACTGCGAGAAGCGCAGCGAGCGCCTGAGCGACTGGGAACTCGGCTTCGTGGACTCGCTGCAGCGGCAACTGGCCGAAGGGCGCAGGCCCAGTGCGAAGCAGATTGAGACGCTGGACACCATCTGGGAGCGCGCCACCAAGCGCGGATGAAACCATGCACGTTGAACTGCAGATGGACATTGCGCTGCTGCAGCGCGCCATGAAGGCCGAAACGGAAGCTGCGCTGCTGCGGGCCGCGCTGGACGCCAAGCCGGCGCGCAGGGGGTTTGAATGAGCGAACCTTGGCGCGAAGCACTGACCGAGCAGCAGAGGAAGATCCTGAACGCTGCCTGTGGCGACCTGGCCGCGCAGATCAACTGGCACGGCAACCGGCTTTCGAAAGACGACTGGCGCCACATGATCAGCGGCACGATCCTTGGCTGGCGGATGATGCCGGCCATCGACCGGGGCGAAGGCCGCGCCGGGTTTATCATGCTGGGCGGATCAAGCCTAGACCTGAGCAAAGACCAGTGCATAGACGCGATAACGATGGCCTTTCACATTGGAGACGACCCGAGCAGCCAAGGCCTGAACTGCCCGCCTGTGCGCTGGTGCGCGGCCGTGTGCAAGGCGCGATGGTTGGCCGATGAGGAAATTGCGGCATGACCCGCGCCGAGAAGCGCCACCTCAACGCCGTGGCAGAGCTGGGCTGCATCCTCTGCGCCGTTCTCGGTACACCCGGCACGCCGGCGGAAATCCACCATCTGCGCGATGGGCAGGGTATGGGGCAGCGGTCCAGCCATTACGACGCCATTGGCCTGTGCGCGTACCACCATCGCGGCGATGAAGGCTATCATGGCATGGGGAAGCGGCGCTTCGAGGCCGTATATGGCGTGACTGAGCGGGAACTTTTATCCAACGTGATGAGGCTGCTGGCGGCATGAGCGAAGACGAGAAGACCATCAACACGGGCGACGAGATTCACAGCCCCCTTCCCCTGCCGGCGGCAAGGCTGCTGAAGGAGGCCGCAGAAACCCCGCTCGACCCGACCGCGCTCGACCCTAGACTCGCCAGGCGCAAGGCTGTTGACCGGGCGCATGAGGAAGTCCGATCAAGATGGCCCAAGCTGTTCCGTGACTAAGTGGAATACCATGATCGTGATTGCGGTAAACGAGCGCGGGCTGCGCATAGGAGAGGACCATCATAATGCCCGATACACGGATAGGGAAATCGAGCACGTTCTGAGACTGCGTGATGAAGGATTAAGTTACGGGGAGATTTGCAAGATCATGGAAATACCGAAAAGCACGGTGGCATGTATCTGCAAGGCTACAAGGCGCTGCCAGATTGCGGCGGCGTTCAAGAAAGTGATGAGGGGATAATGAAATGGGAAAAGGCGCGAAGTCGATTATTTGGGGCTTTGTCATTATTGCGCCAGATTACGCGCGGCGCTTCGCTATGAAGCAGCATGGATCAATGCGCGCATTCTACGATTGGTTCGTCTCAAGGTTCATAAAGCTTCGAGATGAGTATGAGGCCCAGCTTCGCAAGGAGAATTCTTATGGTTAAAGCACGCCGCACAGCACGCACGGATCGCGCGCGCGAGAGCTTCCTGGTGGTTTTGCGCGAAACCTGCAACGTGTCCGAGGCAGCGCGTGCCGCTGGCATTGGCCGACGGACGGCATACGAGTGGCGCGAGAAGGACGCCAAATTCGCCGAGGGATGGGATGACGCAGAGGAAGAAGCGGCTGACAAGCTTGAGCGCGAAGCGTGGAGGCGGGCGGTTGATGGGATAGACAAACCTGTCGTCCACCAGGGCGTTATAACGGCAATCTACAAGGAATACTCGGACAGGATGCTGGAGATACTGCTGAAGGGCCATCGTCCAGAAAAGTACGTCGAGCGCAACAAGATCGAGCATTCCGGCAAGATCGGCCTCGAATCGCTGATTACGGGCGACCATGACGGTTGAGAAAGCCCGATTACGCATCCAGGAATGGCGGCGCGACCCGGTAAAGTTCGCCGTTGACTGCTTCGGCGTAACGCCTGACCCGTGGCAGGTTGACGCCATGCGCGAATTGGGCGGCGACTATAACCCGGCGCGGCGTCTGTGCATGAAGGCGTGTACCGGGCCGGGGAAAGCGCAGCCTGTCGATATGTTGATTGAGACGCCTGACGGCTTGCGCCGATGGGGTGACATTGTGCCTGGCGATATGGTGTTTGCTTTGGATGGCACGCCAACTCGCGTTGTTGCGCAGACGTGGCGTGGCACGTTGCCTCTGTACCGCGTGACGTTTGATGATGGCACTTCTACTGATTGCTGTGCAGAACACCTGTGGCGCGTGCGTGGTAGGACTGAGCGCCGTCACGTCAAGCAGCGCGCATCCGTTGATTGGACAGAGCACAAAGAGCGTTTGGCTGTGGCGCAAGGCCACTACAGAACACCAGAAGATGGCTGGTCAACGTTGAGCCTGATTGAGATTATGGCTCGCAATGACAGCAACGATGGTCGTACTAGGCGGCAGTTTGAAATACCGCAACAGGGAGCGATTGAATACCCTGAGGCCGACTTGGCTTGTGATCCTTATGTGTTGGGAGCGTGGCTTGGTGACGGATGCAGGGGGCAGCGCGGCGCTCGCGTTTCCTGGCAGGACGAAGGGATAGACGCTGAAGTTGTACGTCGCGGATACCTGATAACTCGGCGTGATGGCGGCAGAGCCGCTACGGTTCACGGTCTTTCGTCTGGGTTACGTTTGGATAGGGTAAACAACATACCAAGCCATGAGCGCCGCGTCCCCCAGCAGTATATGCGGGCGTCGATTCAGCAGCGAAAGGATGTTCTTGCCGGATTGTTGGATACAGACGGGACGATAGCGTCTGATCGCAGTATTTCTTTTGATGTCACGTCAAAGGGCTTGGCCGAGGATGTGGCGTGGCTGGTGCGGTCGCTTGGCGGTAAAGCGATGGCGATTCGCACAAAGCGAGGTAAGTACAATGGCAAAGATGGTGGCATGGTTGAGTGCCTGACCGTCTACCGCGTCACGCTGTCTCTGCCGTTCTGCCCGTTCCTGCTCAAGCGAAAGGCTGACCGCTGGGCCGCTCCGCAGAGCCGGTACATGACGCGCTGGATTGAAAAAATAGAGCGTATTGGTGACGGCGAGGCGATGTGCATACAGGTTGCGCACCCGCTGGCCTGTTACCTCGCCAACGATTTCATCGTCACGCACAATTCCGCGACTCTGGCGTGGATGGGCTGGCATCGGCTGGCCTGCTTTGCGGCCAAGGGCGAGCACCCAAAGGGCGCGGCGCTGTCGATCACCGCCGACAACCTGAAAGACAACCTGTGGGCTGAGATGTCCAAGTGGCAGCAGCGCAGCGCGTTCCTGAAAGCTGCGTTCACCTGGACCAAGGAAAAGATCTACGCCAACGAACACCCGGAAACATGGTTCCTGTCGGCAAGATCGTTCGCCAAGGACGCCAACGCCGAGGCGATAGGCCGGGCATTGTCCGGCCTGCATAGTCAATTCCCGTTCGTCTTGCTTGACGAGACGGGCGAAATGCCGGTATCGGTCGGACGCGCGGCGGCGCAGATATTCACCGGAAATCCTCGGGACGCCGCGATCATCCAGGCCGGCAACCCGACCAGCACAAGCGGCTTGCTGTACGAGTCTTGCACGAAGGCCGGCGAGGCGTGGGAGATCATCACCATCACCGCCGACCCGGACGACCCCAAGCGCACGCCACGGGTCAGCGTCGAGCACGCCCGCGAGATGATCCGCACCCATGGCCGCGACAACCCTTGGGTGATGGCGACCATCCTCGGCCTGTTCCCGCCGACCGGCTTCAATTCCCTACTTGGCCCGGATGACGTTGACGCGGCGATGGCCCGGCATTACCGGCTTGAGCAAATCCAAAACGAGCCTGTCGTGCTGGGCGGAGACGTGGCACGGCAGGGCGATGATTCGAGCGCCATCGCCAAGCGGCAGGGGCGCCAGGCGTTCCCCATCCGCACTCTGCGCATTCCAGACACGATGCTGCTGGCAGACCAGTTCATCCGCGACCAGAAGGACAGCCAGGCCGAGGCGTTCTTCGTTGACGAAACCGGGGGCTATGGGGCGGGCGTGATAGACGCCATGCGCAGGCTCGGGCATGACGTGGTGGGCGTGCAGTTCGGCGGGCGGGCGTCCGACTACCGCTATTTCAACAAGCGCAGCGAGATGTACTTCGAGATGGCTGCGTGGGTGAAAGCAGGCGGGGCATTGCCTGACGACAAGGAACTGAAGGAAGAACTGTGCGCGACCACGTTCGTCTACCAGGGAGACAAGTTCAGGATCGTGGACAAGGGCATCATCAAGGACAAGCTCGGGCGTTCACCCGACAAAGCCGACGCGCTGGTGCTGACGTTTGCTTTCCCGGTGGCCAAGCGCAACCCGCTCAATGCCTACCGAAACACCAGTAAATCGAGAGATTACGACCCCTATAGCCACGCCAACAACAGATAGGCGACCGAGCCGACCAGTACGATCAAGCGCATGCCGCTGCCGCAGGAGAGCCAAGCCCAAGTCTTTCGCCATGTCGGCCTGCGTAGCCTCCAGACTATTTCCCTTAGTATTTCGAGCGTGAATCCCATGCCGTCAGTGTAGCAGCGGGTGCGCGTACCACAAGCGGCCACGCATAGATTATGCACATGGACATATCCGTCATTCCAATTGATGCGGTTCGCGCGCTTGAGCGCGAGTTGGCGCTGTTTCCACAGGTTGACCTGTCTACCACGCACCTGGTTCATGGCGGCATGTACGCCCGCACCATTTTCATTCCTGCCGGCGTGGCGCTGACTGGCGCACTGACTGAGATGGACAACATCTGCGTGCTGTATGGCGACATCACCGTGACGACCGACGAGGGGCCGCGCCGGCTGACCGGGTTCCATGTGCTGCCGGCCAAGGCTGGGGCGAAGCGGGCCGGTGTAACACACGCTGAGACGTGGTGGACAACGATCATCCCGACTGAACTGACCGATATTTCCGCCATTGAGGAAGCCATGACGACCGAGGCCGACAGGTTGCAGTCGCGCAACCCGGCGCTGGGCAATGTAACACAGGGGGCTTTGACATGAGTTTCGCAATCGTCGCCGCTGTCACGACAGCAGTCGTGGCCGGATACAGCGCATACACCAGCAAGAAACAGGCGGATGCGGCGATTGACGCGCAGCGCGAGGCCAATGCTCAAGCCCAGGCCGATGCCGACGCCCAACTCAAGGCCTACGAGCAGCAATCAGCCGCGCAGGCTGCCGACTATGCCGCGCAGGCCAAGGCTGCCGACCAGAAGTTCAACGCGGCCAACCAGAAGCGCCCCGATACACGTTCCATGCTGGACGCGGCTTCATCTGCCGGGCGTGGCGGGGTGTCAGGGACCATGCTGACCGGCCCCGCCGGGGTGAAGAAGGAAGACATGGTTCTCGGCAAGTCAACCCTGCTGGGGATGTGATGGAGCAAACAAAGCAGCAGAAAGTTCGCTCGCGCTCGTCATCGCTCAAGAACGAGCGGGCAAGTTGGGACGCGCACTGGCAGGAGATCAGCACTTATCTGCTCCCGCGTGCCGGGCGGTTCTTTACGTCTGACCGCAACAAGGGCGACAAGCGACACAACAACATTTATGACTCGACTGGCACGCGGGCGCTGAGTGTGCTTGCGGCAGGGATGATGGCAGGCATGACCAGCCCGGCGCGGCCTTGGTTTCGCCTCACGACTGCCGATCCAGGGCTTGACGAATCGGCGGCGGTCAAGGCGTGGCTGGCCGATGTCACCCGCATCATGCAGATGATCTTCGCAAAGTCGAACACCTATCGCTCGCTGCATTCGATGTACGAGGAATTGGGCGCGTTCGGTACGGCATCCAGCATCGTGCTGCCAGACTTCGATAACGTCATTCACCACTATCAAATCACGACCGGCGAGTTCTGCCTTGCCGCCGATCACCGTGGCCGGGTCAATACCATTTTCCGCGAATACGAAATGACAGTCGGCCAGATGGTCGAGCAGTTCGGGCGCGACAAGTGCAGCAGCACGGTACAGGCCATGCACGATCGCAACCAGCTCGATAGTTGGATTCCGGTACTTCAGGCCATCGAGCCTCGCAAGGCGCGCGATGCGTCGAAGCGTGACGCGCAGAACATGGCGTATCAGTCCGTCTACATCGAGGCGGGCGGCAATGAAGACAAGTTTCTGCGCGAGTCTGGCTTCAAGACATTCCCGGCATTGTGTCCGCGCTGGATGACCTCTGGCGGCGACATCTACGGAAACAGCCCGGCGATGGAAGCCTTGGGCGACATCAAGCAATTGCAGCACGAGCAATTGCGCAAGGCGCAGGGCATCGACTACCAGACCAAGCCGCCATTGCAGGCACCGACAAGCATGCAGAACCGGGGCGTTGATCAACTGCCTGGCGGCGTGACCTATGTCGATTCAGCTTCGCCTACTGGCGGCATTCGCACGGCATGGGAAGTCAACCTCAATCTGTCCTATCTGCTCGAAGACATCCGCGACGTGCGCGAGCGCATCAAGTCAAGCTTCTATGCCGACCTGTTCCTGATGCTGGCAGGCGGTGACAACCGCAATATGACCGCGACCGAAGTGGCCGAGCGTCACGAGGAAAAGCTGTTGATGCTGGGGCCGGTGCTGGAGCGCATGCACAACGAAATCCTTGACCCGCTGATCGAAATGACCTTCGCCCGCATGGTCGAGGCCAACATCGTGCCGCCGCCGCCGCAGGAGCTGCAAGGCATGGAACTGAACGTCGAGTTTGTTTCCATGCTTGCCCAGGCGCAGCGCGCCATTGCAACCAACTCGGTGGATCGCTTCGTCGGCAACCTTGGGGCAGTCGCCGGCATCAAGCCGGAAGTGCTTGACAAGTTCGATGCCGACCGCTGGGCCGACGCCTACGCCGACATGCTGGGCATCGACCCGGAACTGGTTGTGCCTGGCGACAAGGTGGCATTGATACGCCAGCAGCGGGCGCAGGCTGCGCAGGCGCAGGCATTGCAGGACAGCATGGAGCAGCGCGCACGTACCGCCAAAGACCTGGCCGCAGCGGACACCAGCGGAAAGAATGGATTAACCGATGTCACACGTGCGTATAGCGGATACACATGAAAACGTGCGGAAAGTGCGGTGCCGAATTGGAAGGCAGAGCGTGTAACGCATGCCGCAGAGAGTGGCGCGCGACAAATCAAGAAAAAGTAAAGGCGGCAAGGAAACGGTACAACGATAAGAACAGAATAAAAGTTGCTGAGTCGACCAAAAAGTGGCGCTCCGCAAATCCTGAAAAGCTAAAAGAGTCAAACGCGAAATGGCATGCGGCCAATCCGCACGCGCGTCAAGTAATCACGCAGAACTATCGGGCAAGGAAGCGGGCGGATGGAATGAAGTTGTCGCCCAACCTTGCTGCCAGGCTGTTCAGTCTTCAGCGCGGAAAATGTGCCTGCGGTTGCGCTCAACCGCTTGGTGACGACTACCACCTAGACCACATCATGCCGCTGGCGCTTGGCGGCACAAATAGGGACGACAACATCCAGCTTTTGCGCGCGACGTGCAATCAGCAAAAGCACGCGAAGCACCCTGTTGATTTTATGCAACAGCGTGGATTTCTACTCTGACAGGAGAAAACATGAGCACTTACATGAAGGCGGGACAAGCGTGGCTCTACGACACCGACACGGGTGACATTGTTGGCGTCAAGGATCGGGACGGCGGCGAGTCGATATTTGGACGTATTGTAACCGACGCCAACGGCAACGCCGTGCTAGTTGATCAAACAGGCGCTACAGTATCATTGCTCGGTGACATCCTCACTGTCGGGGCTGGCGGCATGTACGCCACCATTCAAGAAGCAATTGACGCGGCGGGAAGCCGCATCGAGCTGGTTGATACGCTCACGGCAACAACTCTGCTCTCCACTAGCACAACACCTAGCATGACCGCTGCAGGACTGACAGGTTTCAGCAAAACGCTCGGCTCTGGAGCGCACGGCGTTCTGGCACACGGTCTACTTCAGGTCAACGCCTCGACCAAGTATTTCAAGATCAAGTCTTGGGATACGACGACAATTGACACGGTTGCCTACATCGAGTTGTACGAGAAATTTGATACGAGCATCGTAGCATCAGCGACGATCCGCCTGTATCGGATCAACCCCGTCACGATTCTGCTGCTGCCAGGTGATCACAACACTACGACTATCCCGAGTACTGCGGGAACTCCAACCGGGACCGTGATGCAACCCGGTATCAATATCGCGGCACTCGACGGTGCCAGCATAGCAATTTCCGAAAACACCAGTTCACCGAACTGGTTATTTCAAAATCTGTACGAGAATACGTTTACAAACCTCACGTTCAAAGGCATCGAGGCGTGGGGTGACATGGACTCATTCGGCACGGTGTCGCCGGAGGCGTGGGGCGGCGCTGAACTGACGTTCATCAATTGCAACATCGACCACCTCAACAACAATACCCACATGAATGGTGCTTCGCAGGCACCTGTCATCGCTGGCGGATTCACGCGATTTATCCGTAGTACCATCCGCGAAACGCGAAACGGCTGGTTTAAATATGGCGGTCGGGTAACAGCTAGCAACGACAACACGATTGTCGAATTCATCGACTCGGTGACGATCCCGTACAACGATACCGACAGCATCGGCGGCAACATGAACCCGATGAGCATGGGCATGGCGGCTGCCACCGATCTTGGTACGTTCAACTTCTACAATCATCGGATCGTTCAGCATATCGACTACGCCAACAAACCGAACGTCGCCGGCAGCGCCTTCGATAATTGGGGTGAGTTCTACATCGGCTCTCCGTGCATCGTGAACTGGTACGGTGGCTGCATCGACATCAAGAACACATCCGGCGTCGCGTCGAACACGGTAGGCATCGAGACCGGAGCCGCTGCCACGGTCAACCTGTTCAACACCGCGATTCGCGCGTTCGGTACGGGCGCGACCGGCATCATCAACAACGGAGCGACCATCAACCTGCACAACACCTACGTCGAGGGCGCGACCAATTCGATCAACAACGTTTCTGGCACGGTGAACGTCGAGAAGGGCTGCACGCTGAATGGCCCTGTTACCGGCACGATCAGCTCCACGGTACGCGGTGTCGCTACGCTGGTTGGCGGTACTGTGACGGTCAACACGTCGAAGGTACACGCGAACAGCCGCATTAAGCTGTGCCACCAGACGACGGGTGGCACGCCTGGGATTCTCACGCTCGGCACTGTCACGGCTGGCACTTCGTTCGTCATCAACAGCACCAGCGGCACGGATACAAGCACGGTGCTGTGGGAGCTTGAGCACTAGCTAGTGCAATCCGCCTGAACCCCATGACCTTCGCCTCCGTCGAAACCGCCTCACAAGGGCGGTTTCTTGTTGCCTGCCATTCTTGGGTGCGCGTACCTCAAGCATCACAGCATAGATTGCCATCATGAGCAGTTACGACCCGACCGACATCCGCAGCCAGGAGCGCGCGAAGGAAGATACGGCAACGCGCAACAAGCTGGCGAAGGATACGGAAGCGTCGGATGTTAAGTGGTTGATGAAGTGCAGGCAGGGGCGCCGGATTGTGTGGCGCTTGCTGGATCAGGCTGGCGTGTTCCGGCTTTCGTTCAACACCAACAGTATGCAGATGGCGTTCAACGAAGGAAACCGCAACAACGGCAACCGCCTGCTGGCAATCATCCACGCATCCTGCCCCGAGCTTTACACGGTCATGCTGAAAGAAGCGACCGCAATCGAGGAAAGAAATGGAACCGACTCAACAGACGACTGAAGCCGCAAATCCCACTGAAGGCGCAGCCACGTCCACGACGGCCGCAACGGAAGCCGCTACCGCAGCGGCAGCCGCCGGCCAAACTCAGCAGGCAACCGAAGGGCAGACCACCGAGGCCACCACAACGGCCGAGGCCGGCAAGACCGAAGGCGAGCAGGCGAATCCGCAGGGCACACCAGAGGCATACGAGTTCAAGGCTCCTGAAGGCCGGCAGTTCGACCCCAAGGTGCTCGAAGGATTCTCGGAAGCCGCCAAGGAATTGAACCTTCCGCAAGAAGCAGCGCAAGCGATACTCGACAAGATCGCGCCCGCGCTCGCCGCCAAGCAGGAAGAAGCACTGGCGAACGTCCGTGAGCAATGGCAGAACGATTCCAAGGCGGACAAGGAGTTCGGCGGCGACAAGCTGACCGAAAACCTCGCCTTGGCGAAGAAGGCCATCGACACCTTCGGCACGCCTGAACTGCGCACGCTGCTGGATGAAACCGGACTTGGCAATCATCCGGAACTGATCCGGGCGTTTGTCAGGGCCGGCAAGGCAATCAGTGAAGATGGATTCGTCCCTGGCCGCTCCGGCAACGTGGCGCAGGCCGATCCGGCAAAACGTATGTTTCCCAACATGAATTAACAGGAGTCAACCATGACGACGCTCGCTACTACTCACCCCACCCTGCTCGATCTGACCAAGCGGCTCGACCCTGACGGCAAGATCGCCACCATCAGCGAAATGCTGACGCAGACCAACGAAGTCCTTGAAGACATGGTCTGGGTCGAAGGTAACTTGCCGACCGGCCACCGCACCACTGTCCGTACCGGCCTGCCGACCCCGACCTGGCGCAAGCTGTATGGCGGCGTCCAGCCCGGCAAGTCGCGCGTCCTGCAAGTCACCGACGCCTGCGGCATGCTGGAAGCCTACGCCGAAGTGGACAAGGCACTGGCCGACCTCAACGGCAACACCGCTGCTTTCCGCCTGTCTGAGGATCGAGCCCACATCGAGGGCATCAACCAGGAACTCGTCTCGACGCTGTTCTACGGCAACGAGTCGACCGAGCCGGAAGCCTTCACCGGATTCGCTCCTCGCTTCAACGACCAGGCGGCCGAGAACGGCACCAACATCCTGACCTCGGCGGCTACCCCGGACGGTTCCGACAACGCCTCGATCTGGCTGGTTGTGTGGGGGCCGAACACTGTCCACGGCATCTACCCGAAGGGTTCGATGGCCGGCCTGCACATGGAAGACAAAGGGCAGGTCACCATTGAGAACATCGACGGCGCCGGCGGCCGGATGGAAGCCTACCGCACGCACTACCGCTGGGATTGCGGCCTGTCCGTGCGAGACTGGCGCTATGTCGTGCGCATCAACTTCGACCTGGAGGACATCGTTGCGTCTGGCGCAACCGGCCCCGTGCTCGACTCGCTGATGCGCAAGGCGATGCGCCGCATCCCCAGCCTCGGCATGGGGCGCCCGGCCTTCTACGCCAACCGCGACACCCTCGACGCCATCGATGACCAGGCGGCCAACAAAGGCACCCTGGCGTTCAAGACGGTCGAGGACGCGCAGGGCAAGCTGGTCAACAAGTTCCTGGGCGTTCCCATCCGCCGCGTCGACGCCCTGCTGTCGACCGAATCCGGCATCTAAACTGTGAAGCCCCAGCTGAGTCCGGGGCAATCTAACGAAAGGACTGCACCATGATTCTCGACAACTTCCTCGAATTCGCTGACGCGGCCGCCATCGCGCTCAACACCACCAACGCCATCGCGCCGAATACGGACGTGATCGACCTCGGCGCTTCGCAGACGCTGAAGGACATCGGCAACGGTGAACCGCTGTATCTGGTCATCCAGGTCGATACAGCGTTTGGCGGCGCCGGCAACGTCACCTTTGACCTGGTATCCGACAGCACCGCCAACCTGGCGACCTCGAAGACCACGCACCTGACCACTGGCGCGATCGCTTACACCGCATACACCGCTGGACGCACGTTCATCTACCCGCTGCCCGTCGAGCAGACCTACGAGCGGTATCTTGGTCTGTGGGAAACCGCGAGCGGCAACCTGACCAGCGGCAAGATCAACGCCTTCCTCACGGCCAACCCGGCCAAGTGGATCGCAACGCCTGACGGCATCTGAGGTCTGACATGAAAGTAATCGCCAACACGTTGGGGTTTTACGGCGGTTCACGTCGCCGCCCCGGTGATGTGTTCGAGGTGCCGGATGGCACTAAGGGCAAGTGGTTCACGCCAGCCGACAAGGCCAAGCCGAAAGGCAAGGCCAAGCCGGAAGACAAGTCGCCTGAAACCCTGTCCGAACTTGCCCACGCCGAACACAAGGCGCAGGGCGATGACGCGCTGGTTTAACGAGTCCTCCCGGCAGTAACTTCCGGGGGCCATTGCGCCCCCGTTTTTGAATGATGGGGGAATGCCTTGAGCAGCGAAATCGACATCTGCAACCTCGCCCTTGCCCGACTTGGTGACGATGCCACTGTGGCGAGCATCGACCCGCCCGAGGGTTCCGCGCAGGCCGAGCAATGCGCGCGGTTCTATTCCATCGCTCGGGACACCATGCTGGAAATGCACGACTGGCGTTTCGCCACCAAGCGCGTGGTGCTGGCGCTGTCCGCCGCTTCCGACACATGGGAATGGGCGTATGCCTACGCCGTTCCAGCCAACTACCTGCGCCTGCTGAAGATCCTGCCCGAAACGGGCAGCGCGCAGGATGACACCGAAGCGTTCGACCAGATGGTTGATGCGGACGATGGTCAGGTTATCCTCACCAACTGCGCCAACGCGAGCCTGATCTACACCACACGGGTCACGGACACCACGCGCTTCTCGCCGCTGTTCGTCGATGCCCTGGGCTGGCTGCTGGCCTCATACCTGGCCGGGCCGATCATCAAGGGCGATGCCGGCAAGGCTGAGAGCAAGGCCTGTCTCGGTCACTTCGGCATGACGCTGGCACAGGCGAAGATTTCAGACGCCAATCAGCGCAAGACCACGCCGACGCATAACCCGGCCTGGATCGCGGGGCGCTGAGATGGCGAACATCCGCAACCTGCAGCGCTCGTTCAGTGGTGGCGAAGTCACACCGGAACTGTTCGGGCGGATTGACGATGCGAAGTATCAGTCCGGCCTCGCGCTGTGCAGGAACTTTATCCCCAAGCCGCACGGTCCAGCCGAGAACCGCGCCGGCTTCGAGTACGTGCGCGTGGTCAAGGACTCGACCAAGAAGGTCAAGCTGCTGTCGTTCACCTACTCGACCACGCAGACGATGGTACTGGAAATGGGGGCCGGCTATTTCCGCTTTCATACCGCAGGGGCAACGCTGCTGGCCGGAAGTACTGCCGCCTACAATGGGGCAACGGCGTATGTGATTGGAGATATGTGCACCAGCGCTGGGGTAAATTATTACTGCATCGCCGCCACCACTGGCAACGCGCCGCCAAACGCGACCTACTGGTATCCGATGCCTGCGACCGGGGAATACGAGATTCCCAACCCCTACGCAGAAGCCGACCTGTTCGACATCCATTATGTGCAGTCAGCCGACGTGCTTACCCTGGTTCATCCTGGCTACGCGCCGCGCGAACTCAGGCGTTATGGCGCGACCAACTGGCAACTGGCGGCGGTTTCATTCGCTGCTGCGATTGCAGCGCCCACCGGGCAGAGCGCAACCCCGAGCGCGGTCGATGCGACTTATACGTACAAGTACGTAATCACCACGATCAGCGCGGATGGTATGAGCGAGTCGGTCGGCTCCAGTCCGGCCACCTGTACCGGCAACCTGTTTACGTCTGGATTCACCGTCACCGTTGCATGGTCGGCAGTGACGGGCGCCTCGCGCTACTACGTCTACAAATTGCAGGGCGGCTCCTACGGCTACATCGGCAGCACGACCGGGCTTTCCATCGTCGACGACAACATCGCGCCCGACATGAGCAAGACCCCGCCGACCTATGACACCGTGTTCGGCGGCGCGGGCGATTACCCGGCTGCGGTTTCCTACTTCGAGCAGCGGCGTGTGTTCGCCGGCACCGGCAACAAGCCGCAGAACATCTGGATGACGAAATCAGGCACCGAGTCGGACTTCAGCTATTCCCTGCCGGTGAAGGATGACGACCGTATCGCGTTCAAGGTGGCGGCGCGGGAAGCCAACACCATCCGCCATATCGTGCCGATGTCGGGCCTGGTGCTGCTGACCTCTGCCGCCGAATGGCGGGTGACATCGGTCAATTCCGACGCCATCACCCCGGCAACCATCAGCGTGCGCCCGCAGTCCTACGTCGGCGCGTCCAACGTCCAGCCGGCCATCATCAACAACACCCTGCTGTATTGCGCTGCCCGTGGTGGGCACGTGCGGGAACTGGCGTACAACCAGGACGCGGCCGGCTTCATTACCGGCGATCTGTGCCTGCGTGCGCCGCACCTGTTCGACGGCCTGGCCATCAGCGACATGGCATATTCCAAGGCGCCGCAGCCGGTCGTGTGGTTCGTCAGCAGCAACGGCAAGCTGATCGGGCTGACCTACGTCCCTGAACAGCAGGTCGGCGCCTGGCACCAGCACGACACAGATGGGCTGTTCGAGTCGGTCTGTGTGGTGGCTGAAGGCGACGAAGATGTACTGTATGTGGTGGTCAAGCGCAACATCAACGGGTCTGACGTGCGCTACGTCGAGCGCCTGCATTCGCGCCAGTTCACAGCGCAGGAAGATGCATTTTTTGTTGATTGCGGCCTGACCTATAACGGCGTGGCGGCGGATACCATCACCGGGCTGGATCACCTTGAAGGAGAGACGGTTTCAATCCTTGCCGATGGCGCCGTTCATCCGCAGAAGGTGGTGACGGGTGGTTCGATCACACTCGACGTTGAGGCCAGCGTGGTACAGGTCGGGCTTCCCATCACCGCCGACCTGCAGACCTTGCCGATGGCGGCGATGCTGAATGACGGCAGCTACGGCCAGGGACATGCCAAGAACGTCAACAAGGTGTGGCTCAGGGTCTACCGTTCCAGCGGGATATTCGTCGGGCCATCATTCACCAATCTAACCGAGGTCAAGCAGCGCACCACTGAGGTTTACGGCGCCCCGCCAGCACTAAGGAGCGAGGAAGTCTCGGTTGCCGTTTCGCCATCCTGGGGCAACGGCGCGCAGATTTGCGTTCGCCAGTCCGACCCTCTGCCTCTGACCGTTGTCGCCATGACGCTGGAAGTTGCGCTCGGTGGATAAGGTGCGCGTATCCGCATGAGCGGGCGGTATTTTCAGGGCATTGACCAGGAGGCGGCATGTCGTTTGCAATAAGTTCCGTCGCGCTGCAAACCGTTGGCATGTTCACCAACGCCATCGGCGCGCGCCAGTCCGCCAAATCGAACCAGCTTAACCTCGAAGGCCAGGCGATCATTGCCGACGCCAACTCAAGGATGGCGCTGGCTGCTGGCGCGTCTGCTGCTGGTGCAGCGACAGCAGCGGCCGGGGTGGCGGCATCCAACGCCCGCGCCAAGGCCGAGGATGATGTCGTCAAGCTGATGAAGAAGGGCGCCCAGGTCAAGGGTTCCCAGCGGGCCAGCATGGCGGCGCGCGGTCTGGATATGTCGGAAGGCACGCCAGTCGAGATTCAGGCCAGCACCGATACCGTGATGTGGGACGAGATTGATTCGGTGCGGGCCGACGCCGCACGTGCTGCGTGGGGATATGAGGCGAGCGGTTCGGCGCAGGCCGCGTCGATCATGGCCGGGGCGCAGGCGCAGTCGTTCAACTACAGCATGGAGGCCGGCGCGGCGCGTGGTTCGGCCAAGAGCATCAGCCCGAATTCCGCGTTCAGTTCCTCGCTGCTGTCCGGTGCCGCCCAGGTTGCCGGCAAGTGGTACGGGCTTTCCAAGGAGGGCGCTTTCGCCTGAGAACCATGCCATTCGTGCCTTTGCGCTTCGCGCCTACTGAAAACTTCGCAGCAAAACAGACCCAGCAACTCGGGCAGTCCATGCTGAACCTTGGCGGCGAGCTTGGCCGCATCGCGTTCGACATCCAGAACGAAGCCAACAAGGTACGGGTGGACGACGCCATGAACCAGTTGGTGAAGTTCCGCACCGACGCGCAGGTTGAAGCGTTCAGTCTGACCGGGCGCAACGCGCTGGAACGGCCTGACGGCAAGGCCTTGCCTGACGAGTACGACGAGAAGCTGCAAAAGCACCTAGACGCCATCGAGGCGACCCTTGGCAACGATGCCCAGCGCGCGGCATTGCGGGCGCAGGCTGCGCCGATCCGGGCGCAGTTGTACGGCAACTTGTCTTCGCACATGGTCGAGCAGCAGAAGGAAATGCGCCGCGAGACGTGGGCGGCAACCATCGACACCGCAACCAACCAGGCAAACCTGCTGTGGGGCGACGAGAAGATCAGGAAGCAGTCGGCCGAAGCCATCCGCACGACCATCGACGAGATGGCGAAAGACCAGGGATGGGATGACAAGATCAAGGAATCCAAGCTGGCGCAGGCTTTGAGTCCGATGCACGCCGGCATTATTCAGGGCATGGCCGACGCCGACCGGATTGATCTGGCTAAAGCCTACTATGACGAGAACGCGCCGACCATGAGCATGGCGGTTCGCGCCAAGGCGATGAACCTGATCGAAGTGGGCGACTTCGAGAAGAAGACCCAGGACGGCGCCGCCGCAGTGTGGGCGATGGCGGACGGCAACGCCGCCGAGGCGCTGAAGCTGGCGCGCGAGAAATTTTCCGGCAAGGAGGAGGATGCCGTCATCACCCGCATCAAGACGCTCGACGCCGAGGAAACCACCATCCGCGAGCGCGACCAGCGGGACGCTGGTGATTCGGCGTGGGGCTTGTACGCCGAAGGCAAGAAGATTCCGGCGTCGGTGTGGGCGCGCATGGACGGGCGCGACAAGATCGCCATTCGCAACGCCCAGCGCGCCGAGGCCAACCACCTTGCGGCGGCGAACAAGGAAGCCCAGCGAGATGCCCGCGACGAAGCCTATTTCACCCTGTACGAAAACGACGACGCGCTCATCAACGCCCGCCCTGCAGAGATTTCCTCGTTGCTGAAGCAGGGTTTCACGCAGACCCAGGTGTCGAGCCTGCTGCGCAAGAAGGAAAAGCTCGCCAACGAGGCCGAGTCGGTGTCGGTGTCCAAGCACGCGCTCAACAACGCCTTCCTGCGCAACGGCATCGAGAACAAGAGCAAGAAGGACAAGGCGCTGCGCGGCATGATCGAGTCGCGCATCGACGAGGAAATCTATGCCGAGCAGCAGCAGCGCGGGCGCGCGCTCACCCGCGAGGAAAAGGACAAGATCATCAACCGGCAGTTTGTCGAGGTGGGAAGCTACTACAAGCAGACCGGATTGTTCTCTACTTCAACCGGAACGCAGAAGAAGAAATATTACGAAGTCGAGAACAAGGACAGCATCGTCATCCCGCAAGCCGACAGGGATCGCATCACCAAGACATTCCGCGACTCCGGGGTGATGGTCACGCCTGACCGGCTGCGTACCTACTACCTGCGAGAACTCGGTAAATGAGCGAACTGAACGACCTGCTGACCCGCTTCAAACAAGAGGACGCGGGCAGCGTGCCTGGCTTTGACGTTCCACATGCCAACAACGACCTGCTGACGCGCTACAAGCAGGAAGACGCCGTTCTCAACGCTTTTGCCACGGCGCACAAGACCAACCCGGACGAGTACGCGAAACTCAGAAAAACCGCCATCGACGCCGGCATGACGCCGGAACAGGTCGACATGTTCCCCGAGGAAGCCGAGCGCCGTGCCCGCTACGACGAGGCGGTGCGGCTGGCGCAGGAATCACCGAAGACGGCCAAGTGGGTGGCAACCGGCGACAACGCCAAGCTGGCCCATGACGACACCGAGAACATGGGCATGATCGAGCAGGTGCTGCGCAACACCGGCAGCGCCGCCGTGTCCGGCCTGCGCAGCGCCAGTGCCGGCGCGGTCGGCCTGGCGCGCGCCCCGTTCGAACTTGCCGCCCCATTGCTCGACCCGCTGACCGGCACCATCCTGCCGGAAAACCCGCTGCGCCGCACCGCGGCCGGGCTTGCCGAGTACCAGCAGGGCATCGCTGGACGCGCTAAGGCCGAAATGCCGCAGGGCGACGACGTGTTCAGTTCCGGATTCTACAGCGGCATCGCCTCGCTGTCGCGCAACCTCGCCGCCCTGCCGATGGCTTTCCTCCCTGGTGGACAGGAAGCCGCGCTCGGCGCGATGGTCGCCCCGGTATTCGGCGAGTCCTACGGCCAGGGGCGCGACAATGGTATGAGTCCGGTCGCATCTACCGTGTTCGGCGGATCGCAGGCGGCCATCGAATACGTCACCGAGAAGATTCCGCTCGGCAAGTTGCTTGGTGACCTGAAGCAGGGCACGCCGTTCCTCAAGACGCTGGCGCACAACATGGCGCGCGAGATTCCGGGTGAGCAGGCCGCCACCGTGCTGCAAGACCTGAATGAATGGGCGGTGCTCAACCCCGACAAGCCGTTCGCCGAGTACCTGAAAGAGCGCCCCAACGCCGCGGCACAAACCCTGATTGCGACGATGGTCGGAACCGGCGGCCAGGTCACGCTGATGGAAGGCGTCAGCCGTGCCGTGGGCTATGCCGAGAACCGTGCCATGAAGGCGCAGCAGGCCGAGCGCGGCGCCGCCTTCGTCGAGAACCTGAACAAGCTCGCCGCATCCGACAAGCTGCTGCAACGCTCACCCGATGATTTCCAGTCATTCGTCGCCGCTGCTGCCGAGGATGGCCCGGTCGATACCGTGTTCATCGACGGCAAGTTTCTCATGCAGTCCGGCATGGCGCCGCAACTCGCGGAAATGTCCCCGGCAGTCCGCGACCAACTCGACCGCGCCATCCTCACCGGCGGCGACATCGCCATCCCGGTTGCCGAATACGCCGCGCGGATCGCCCCGACCGAACTTGCGCCGCAACTGCTTGATCACCTGAAGACCGAGCCTGACGGCTTCACCCGCGCCGAAGCGCAGGACTACATGCAGAACCAGGGGGCGGAACTGCAAGCCGAAGTCGAAAGAATCCTCACCGACCGGCAGGACGCCGACACCTTCCGCGCCTCGCAGGACGTGGTGAAGCAGGACATCCTCGGGCAACTGAACACGGCAGGCCGCTTCACGCCGCAGGTCAACGAAGCCTATGCCACGCTGGCAAGTGCATATTCAGCGGTCAGGGCGGCGCAGCTCGGCATGACGCCCGAGGCGTTCCACCAGCAGCGCGGGATGAAGGTGCAGGGCGAGGCGGTGACGGGGCAGCAGTTCAGCCAAGGAGTGACGCTTGACGCCGTGCGCCAGCAATGGGATGCGGCAGGCATTAAGCACGCGATCAGCGAGAAGACCGGGGCAATCACCCTGTCGCAGATTGTCGTGCCTGAATCGGATCGCGGCGCAGGCAAGGGAACTGCTGCAATGCAGGCGCTTGTCGATTACGCCGACCGCACCTGGCAGCGCGTCATGCTCACGCCATCGTCAGACTTCGGTGGCAACAAGAAGCGGCTGACCGAGTTTTACAAGCGGTTCGGTTTCGTCGAGAACAAGGGCAAGAACAAGGACTTCAGCACGATGGAGCGGATGATCCGCGAGCCGAAGCCTGTGGATCAATTCAACCCCGCCGACCCCAACATCCTGAATCAGTCGGCCTCACAAGACGGAGCGGTCGCGCTTCGTGCCCTTGCGGACGAAGGGAACAATCAGGCCATTGTCGCGCAGGCGCTTGTAGACCGTGCTGGATTTGGCCCCAAGCAGTTTGCCGATGTCCTTGAAGGTGCGGCCCTCGGCGCGCAGCCTGACGGCCTCGTCGGTGTCCCAGCGTTCGCGGCCATGCTCTCGCATATGCGTGCTGCTGTTCTCGATGACGCGAAGGTTCTCGATGCGATTGTCGGATCGGTCCCCGTTGATATGGTGAACAACCTCGCCGGGTCTGAGAGCGCGGCCAAGGTGCTGCTCCATGACGAGGCGATGAACGAGGACAGTCCTGCATTCAATGCTGACCTGATGGTAGCCAATGGAGTTGATACATCCAACCCGGTTGGCCTTCTTGTGCGCGAGGCAGCACTCGCGGCTGCAAAAGTGGCGAGCGTGACGCTTAACAACGGACGGGAATCGTCTGAAGCTGGTGCCGCAATTCTCGCAGGTAATGGGAACAGTTTTAGCCAAAGTGCACGCCTTCCTCGGGCGGCTTTCCACCCGTCTACTAATACGATTACATTGCTGGATAACGCCGATCTTACATCATTTTTACACGAATCCGCCCATTACTTTTTCGAGTCCGACATCCAGCTTGCAAGCGAATTGCTCGGCAAGCCTGACCTGACGCCCGGCGAACAGCAGATCGTCGACGACGTTTCCCGCCTGCTGACGTGGCACGGCATCCAAGGGGATGTGACCGAGCAGCTGCGCCAGTGGCACACGATGGACTTCGAGGAACAGCGCAGCCACCACGAACGGACGGCAGAATCCTTCGAGGCTTATCTGTTCTCAGGCCGCGCCCCCAGCCTTGAACTGCAACCCGTGTTCCAACGCTTCGCCGCGTGGATGGTCAACGTCTACAAGTCGCTCAAGGACTTCCTGACCCGCAATCCAGAGGCCGGCAAGCTGAACGATGAAGTGCGCTCGGTGTTCGACCGCATGATTGCGACTCGGGAGGAAATCGCGCTGGCCGAGCAGGCGCGTTCGATGATGCCGCTGTTCTCCGACCCGGCCAAGTCGGGCATGTCGCCGGAAGACTACGCCAAGTATCAGGCGCAGGGGATAGACGCGACCAACGCGGCCATTCAGGACTTGCAGGCCAAGGGGCTGCGCGACATGCAATGGCTGCACAATGCGCGCGGCCGGATGGTGCGGAAGCTCCAGAAGGAGGCCAAGGCACTCCGCGCCGAGGCGATGATCGAGGCGCGGCGCGAGGTCATGAGCCAGCCCGTCTACCGGGCTTGGGACTTCCTGACCCGCAAGCTCACGGCGGACGACAAGGGTCAGGCGCCCAAGGCCGACCCGGAGAACGTCGACCCGCAGCGCGACTCGCTGTTCGCGGCGATCGCCAAGTTGGGCGGCATCCCCAAGGACTTCGCCGTCAAGGAATGGGGCATCGACCCCAAGAGCAAGCCGCAATCCGGCGTGTTCGGTAAGCCCGTCTGGAGAATCACCGAAGGCGAGCCGGCTGACCTCATGGCCGAACGGCTGGCACGGCTGGGCTACCTGGAAGCCGACGAGCACGGCAAGCTGGACCTGGCCGAGTTCTATGACCGCTTCAGCCGGGAATTGTCCGGCGAGGCGCAGTATTCCAGTTCCTACGACTACGAGGGCGAAAACCGCGACGTCGCCAACCCGGCCGGATTGCAGGCCGGGCGGCTGGACGCGGACTCACTGCCGGCCGAAGTCGTCGAGATCCTGGCCGCGCGCCGGATGACGGCGAAGGGCGGGCTTGATCCCGACCTGGTGGCCGACCTGTTCGAGTTCAGTTCCGGCGACGAGTTGGTGCGAGCCCTGGCTTCCGTGCCGGCGCCGAAGGACGCGATCAACGCGCTGACCGATGCCAAGCTCTTGGAGCGCAACGGCGAACTTGCCACGCCCGAGGCCATTGAGCGCGAGGCCGACCGCGCGATCCACAACGAAGCCCGCGCCCGCATGGTGGCGACCGAACTGAACGCCTTGGCGAAGGCGGCCGGCAAGCCGAAGGTGATGGCGTCCGCCGCCCGCGAGTTCGCCGCGCAGATGATCGCCCGCCTGAAGGTGCGCGACATCCGCCCCGGTCAGTATGCCAATGCCGAAGTGCGCGCCGCCAAGGCTGCCGAGGCCGCGGTCAAGGCCGGCAACCTGGCCGAAGCCGCAGCCGAGAAGCGCAATCACCTGGTCAACCTGTACGCCACACGGGCCGCGCACGACGCGCAGGATGACGTCGCCGCCGCCCTGCGCTACCTGAAGAAGTTCGACAAGCGCAGCAAGAGCCTCGACCCCGCCTACCAGGACCAGATCGAGGCGCTGCTGGAACGGTTCGACCTGCGCCCGGCGAGCCTCAAGGCGCTCGACCGCCGCGCCTCGTTCGCCGAATGGCTGGCGGCGCAGCGCGAGGCCGGCATCGAGCCGGACGTGCCGGAAGGGCTGGAGAACGAGGCCAACCGCACCCACTACAAGAACCTGACCGTCGAGGAATTCCGCGGCCTGGTCGACACGATCAAGCAGATCGAGCACCTGGGCCGGCTGAAGCACAAGCTGCTGACCGCGCAGGACAAGCGCGAGTTCAAGGCCATCGTCGAGGAAGTCGCCGGCAGCATCGTCGAGAACGGCGGCACCGAGCGCCCGGTCGAACTGGAGGAACCGGGTCGCTTCAAGCAGTTCGTCGAGAACTTCCGGGCGGGGCACCGCAAGCTCGCCAGCCTGGTGCGGCAGATGGACGGCGGCAAGGATGCGGGTCCGTTCTGGCGCGTGTTCGTGCGTGGCATGAACGAAGCCGGAACCCGCGAGGCGTCGATGGTTGAGGACGCCACGGTTCGCCTCATGGAAATCTACAAGCCCATGCTGGCCTTGAAGGGCGGGCTCAACGGCGACAAGCGATTCATCAAGGCGATCAATGCCAGCCTGACCCGCGCCGGGCGGCTGTCCGTCGCATTGAACTGGGGCAACGAAACGAACCGCCTGCGCGTGATGGAAGGCGACGGCTGGACCGAGTACCAGGTACAGGCCATCCTCAACACCCTGACCCGCGCCGAGTGGCAATTCGTTCAAGACGTGTGGGCGTTCATCGACTCCTACTGGCCGCAGATCGAGGCCAAGGAGAAGCGCGTCACCGGTCGCGCGCCGGACAAGGTGAAGGCATTGCCGTTCACCGTGATGGTCGACGGCGAGAACGTCAGCCTGTCGGGCGGCTATTACCCCATTAAGTACGACTCGAACCGCGACGACCGCGCCGAGAAGCACGAAGCCGCCGAGATCGCCGAGGAAATGAAGCGCGGCGCCTACACCCGCGCCTCGACCAAGCGCGGCCATACCAAGGCGCGGACGGAGAGCGTCAAGCGCCCGGTGCGAAAGACGCTCGACGTCATCACCCAGCACGTCGGCGAAGTCACCCACGACCTCGCCTGGCACGAATGGCTAATCGACGCCAACCGCCTGCTTGACGCCAAGCCGATCAACCAGGCCATCCGCACCCACTACGGCACCGCCGTCATCCGCACCATGAAGGACGCGCTGACCGGGATTGCTGCCGGCGACATGGGCCGGCAGACCGCGCTCGACACGGCGCTGCTGTACCTGCGCGCCAACGTCTCACGCTCGACGATGGGTTTCTCGCTGACGACCGCGTTCCTGCAGCCGTTCGGCCTGCTGCAGTCGGTGGTCCGCATCGGCGCCAAGCCGGTGATGCACGGCATCGGCCGCTGGGCTGGCGACATCGCGCGCATGGAAAACACCCTGAAATGGGTCGGCGAGAAGTCCGAGTTCATGCGCCTGCGCGCCAAGACCTTCAACCGCGAATTGCATGAAATCCGCAACCGGGTCAGCCACGGGCACAGCAAGATCCGCACGGTCTACGACGCCAGCCTGTTCATGCTCATGCAAAAGATGCAGATGGTCGCCGACATTCCGACCTGGATCGGCGCCTATGACAAGGCGCTGGCCGAAGGGGTGGAGGACGCCGACGCCGTGGCACTGGCCGACCAGGCCGTGCTCGACTCGCAGGGCGGCGGGCAGAACAAGGACATGGCGGAACTGCAGCGCAAGCACCCGATGCTGACCATGTTCTACAGCTACTTCAACACCACGCTGAACCTCGCCGCCGAGTCGACCGCGCAGACCAACTTCAAGAATCCGCTGGCGGTGGCCGGCTGGCTGTCCGACATGATGCTGCTGATGGTTGTCCCGGCGCTGGGCCCGGCGATGATCCTAGCCATGATGCGCGGCGAGGCGTGCTGGGAGGAAGGCGACTGCGCGCGAGAAATGGCGCAGGCGCAGCTCGGCTACACGCTGGGAACCGTGGTCGGGGTGCGCGAACTGTCCGGCATGGCCGAAGGCTACGACTACGCCGGCCCGCCGGTCGGGCGGGTGGTAGCCGACCTCGGCAAGTTCGCCACCCAGGTCAGCCAGGGCGAGGCCGACGAGGCTGCGGTCATGTCGGCCGTGCGCCTGTTTGGCGCCGCGCTGGGTGTTCCGACCACGCAAATCCTGCGCAGCTGGCGCGGCTGGAACGCCTGGGCCGAGGGCGATGCGCCCGCAACGTCTATCCTGCTCGGCCCGCCGCCGAAGGACTGAGGGTGCGCGTATCACCTTGTGCTGCGGATAAATTTACCGTAGACACTAGGAGCGGCGCGCATGACCATCTCGACAACGGATCGCAAGGCCGGGCCATTCGACGGGAATGATGTAACTGTCGATTTCCCGTTCACCTTCAAGGTTTTCAGCGCCGCTGACCTCTATGTCATTAAGGCCGATTCAGCCGGCGCAGAGACCGTGCTGGTGCTGTCGTCTGATTTCACCGTCAGCCTCAACGCTGACCAAGACAGCAATCCGGGCGGGACGCTGACCCTGCCGGCTGCGCTGGCGACCGGATACACCCTGACCATCACCTCCGACATCGACATCCTTCAGCCGGTCGAACTGACCAACATGGGCGGGTTCTATCCGACCGTCATCAATACCGCGCTTGACAGATTGACCATGCTGATTCAGCAGGTTGCCGAATCGGTTGCGCGCAGCGTCAAGTTCAGCGTGTCCACGCCGAGCGACGAGATTACCGAACTGCCGTCCAATGACCGCGCCAACAAGGCGCTTGGTTTCGATGCGCTCGGGGCGCTGACCGTATTTGCCATGACGACCGGAACGACGCTGATCGAGATGGCGCAAGCCGCAGGCTCGGCGCTGGTCGGTTTCATTCAGGCCGGGACGGGCGCGGTAGCCACCACGGCGCAAGAGAAGATGCGCCAAACCGTGAGCGTGTTCGATTTCCTGCCAGCCTCGCAAATCGCCTACATCAAATTGCAGGACGCCGGCATTGCATCGCAGGATGCCACTATCGTAACCGCGGCGATTCAGGCCGCGCTCGATACGGGTTATGACGTGTTCCTGCCGTGTGGCTTGTACCTGATCAACGGCGTCCTGGATATGACGGTTGACGGCCAGATTTTCTACGGCGAAGGGCGCAAGTCCGTCCTCTACAAGAAGGCCGGCGTTCATCCTACGGCCATTGTCCGCATCGAGGATAACCCCTATCCAACCAACAAGCGCCAGCGCATGCACGTGCGCGACATGCTGATCTACACCCCTGAAACGACCACGACGCGGGGCATTCGAGTGTTCAGCGCGGAGCATACCTACATCACGGACGTTACCGTTAACGGTGCGTTCGCTCAAGGCATCTTCAACGATTACAGCACGCTCCTGTATCTGACCCGCGTTTCGTTGTGGGGCAATCAAGTCGGCTTTCGTGGGATGTGGGGATATACCGGAGTCGGCTCATGGATCTACCTCACCGATTGCTTCGTGTCGGGCGGCGCGGGTGGCATCTGGATCGAGGACACGGCGGCAGTCAGCATCAACCATTGCATCATCACGGCTTGTACCGATTTCGGCATCTGGATCGACCGCACGGCGGGCAAGGCCGCATTCACGGTCGATAACGTCATCATCCACAACTGCGACGTGGATAGCTGCCTCGACAACGGCATCCGCCTGACAGACCTTGACCGCCCCACGGTTTCCGATACCTGGGTGTCGTGTGGCCGCGATGCGACGGACTACAAGGACGGCATCTATGCCATCCTGTGCAACGAGTTGACCGTCAGCAATTGCAACCTCTACAACAACGGCGCGGCTGGTCTGCATCTTGATGCCTGTACCGATAGCCTTGTGATTGGCAACAAGGCGACTGGGAACAAGACCTACGGGATTTGGACGACCGCCTCGACCAGCGGCACAACTTTCATCGGCAACACATGCAGCCCGACCGGGCCGCTTTACACGCAGCCGAATGGCATTGCCGTTGATAACGGCGACTACAACATCATCGTCGGCAACAACTGCCAGGGACACGGCACAAACGACATCTATGACGGTTCAGGAGCCAACGGAAAGCGCATCGCAAACGTTGGGGTTGCCGACCGCAGCGTCGGCGCTGTCACCGTGGCGAACCTGCCCACCGCTGCCTCTGTCGGGCAGGGCGCGCGGCACATGGTCAGTGACGCTACCGTGACCACGTTTGCCTCCATTGTCGCCGGGGGCGGGGCGAACATCGTGCCTGTTTACAGCGACGGCACGAAATGGCTGATCGGATGATGATCCCACTCGACAAACAGGCCCACGCCTGGGCTGGATGCGCCATCTTCGGCCTGGCCGTCGCCGTCCTGCCGCCGCTCTATGCGCTGCTGTTGGTGGCTGGCGCCGCCATCGGCAAGGAATTATGGGACCGTCGCACCCACCCGGCCGACTGGCTGGATGCCGCCGCGACGATAGCGGGCGGGTTGGTGGCCGCTGCGTGGAATTACGGTGTGCAGTTGGTTTGAAAGCGATGACGATGACGATAGACCCCGACGCGCTCGCGTCCGCTATTCTGGAAAAAATGAAGGAAGAGCATCGCGTGTTCTGGATCGATCCTGAACGGCACTCCGACCAGCACGCGTTCCTCGCGCTGCTCATGCAAGAGCGCGAAGAACGCATCCAGCGCAAAAAACGGATTGAAGAAAAAATCGCCGGGTCGCTGGTCCTGTCATTTATTCTCATGACCATCGGCCTGATCGGCGCTGGCGCACTCGACTGGATGAGAAAACACCTCAACTGATGAGCGATGACGCCGGCAGCGCTGAACAGCGCATCGAAGACATTATTGCCGACGGGCTGGCGAAGGTTCGCCGACGCATGGAATCGCGCGAACTTGATCCGTGCGGGGCGTGCCATTTCTGCGGCGAGGATGTGAATTCCGGCAGGTTGTTCTGTTCGCGCGAGTGCTCGGATGACTGGGAAAATGCGAAACACCGATGAAGCTGCTCGATGACTGGAAACGCATCGCGCGAAAGGCATGGAGCGTGCGCCTCATGCTGGCCGCGGGCGTGCTGTCCGGCGCCGAAGCGGTCGTGCCGATGCTCGGCGCGTACATGCCGCGCAGGGCATTCGCCGTCGTGGTGTTCGTCGTGGTGATGGGCGCGCTAGTGGCGCGGTTCGTCGCACAACGGAGCATGCGGGATGACGACTGAAGGCAAGTCCTTCAATTTCACCGCGATCCTGACCGCGCTTGTCGTGGTCGGCTACATCGGCGTGTCAGCGATGGCTTATTTACGTGCCGGGATTTCCTGGCAGGAGTTCTCGGCGGCGGTTGGGCCGATCGCCGGTACGGTGCTCGGCTATTGGTTCCGGGGGGTCAAGCAATGATCCGCCCGCGCCTGCCGATCGCCGCGCTGGTGCTGTCCGCCGCCGGGTTCGCCGGCATTGCCATCAATGAGCACTATACCGACACGGCCGTCATCCCGACCAGGAACGACCGCCCGACCGTGGGGCTGGGCTCGACCTTCCGGGATGACGGCACGCCGGTACAGATGGGCGACACGATCACGCCGGTCAAGGCCATCGTGCGCAGCATTGCGCATATCCAGAAGGACGAGGCTGGTCTGAAGCGCTGCGTGGTCGCGCCGATGCACCAGGTCGAATACGACATCCTGGTGGACTTCTCCTACCAGTACGGCGTGCCGACCGCCTGCCGCAGCTCGATGGTGCTCTACACCAACGCAGGCCGCTATGCCGATGCCTGCGACGCCTACACGCGCTATAAGTTCAGCGGCGGCTACGACTGCTCGACAACGATCAACGGGCAGCCGAACAAGCGCTGCTGGGGTGTGTGGAAACGAAGTCTTGAAAGGAAAGAACGATGTCTTTCAGTTCAGTGAGTCAGCGCGAGATATTGGCCTGCTGGCTGGGGCTTGTGATTGGCTTTATGTGGGGGCTTCTGTGCGCGATTCTTGGCTTGCTGGCCCGCTGATCCCATACGCCATCCTCGCCGTCGTGCTGGCGGCAGGGTGGACATTTTGGCCGCGCCCCGCGCCGGAAGTTGGGCAGTCCGTCGCGCTACCACCGGCAAATGAAGTGCGCACCGTGGAAAAGATCATCGAGCGCCCGAAAATCGTCTATGTCTACCCGCAAAAAACCAAGCAAGCCCTCAACCTCCCGCAGGACGTGGTTGCTGATCAAGCGAAAAAAGCCATTGCCACCGGAAAGCTGGACGCAGAGGAAAGGGAATATAGCCTGACCGCAGTTCTGGACACCGAGACTGGCGACAGCCATGTGTATGCAAGACCCGAGCCATTGCCGTGGATCGGGCCTGGCAAGCGCGGCGCTGTCGGCATGGCCTATGGAATGAAGAACGGCAACCAGGTCGGGATGATTTACGCCGAGCACGACCTGTTGCGGGTGAAGGCGTTGCACGCCGGGGCGCGCGCGCAGGCCTTCAGTGATGGTGACTGGTTCGCTGGCTGGTACGTGGAGATTCGTTGGTGATATGGCCGTCCGCGTATCCTGCAACGCCCAACTGAGATTCAGTGTGCTGCTGGATTGCGTCGAAGAGGACGAAGCCGTCGCCATCGTCAAACGCCACATGCACGCCGCCGCCTTACAGGCCGCGCTCGAAATGCGGCGGGACGGCATCGACACCGAGCTCGACGTGGACTATCTGGTGGCCTACACCAAGTCCGGCGCCTGAAAAACGGGCCGCCAGGATTGGCGTGGTGCGGTTTTTTTGGGGCTGGATAGGGTAGGGCTACCCCACTGCCAGCATCCGATGCACGGCATACGGTAGGTGTTAGGTGTGTTTGCCGGGTTTTTCATGTGTTATGCACCTGTTTAGGTGTCTATTACGTGTTAGCGGTCAAGGCCGCACGCGCAATCCGCTTGTAATGCTCAGGATCGTTCGCCATCGCTACCGCCATCGCGCCATCAAGTCGATAGCCATCCTCCAAGTCCCTCTGCATCGCTCCGATTGGATTGATGATGTCGGCGAGTGCGCCGCGCAATCGCTCAATCTCTGTTGCGGCTTCCGTCATTGCGGTTATAGCAAGGCTTCCGGCTATGTAATTCTCTGGGCCAAGGCTGCTATACAGTTTCAGCTTTTCAACTATGTCCATGTCGTTCTCCGCAAAAACCGCTAACCCGTCATTCCAGCGGACGCCGTGCCGGCGCCGCTGACTTCTGCGTTATGCCCCAAACATCGCCAGTTGCGCGGTAGCCTGTTCAAAGCGTTTCTTTGCTGCGTTGTAATAGTCCGTATCAAGTTCGCACCCCACAAAATCAACCCCGAAATAGTGCGCTGCTATCGCGCTGCTTCCGCTTCCTAGATGGGTGTCTAAAATCCGTTGCCCTGGTTTGGCGTAGTTCGTTAAGAGCCATTCGTAAAGCTTCACTGGCTTTTGGGTTGGGTGAATCCTGTCCTTGTTCGCCGCAGCATTAAAATCGTACTTCTTGGCACTGCTCTTAAAAGATGTCCACGCCATTTCATACTGAGCAAAAGTCACATCTTCTGAAAACCCCTTGTCCCACAAAATCCAACACGGCGAAGGGTATAGGTAATCTGTCATGTAGTTACCCCCCCATATAATCTGGTTTTTGCTCACCCTATCTAGTTGGGAAAAATAATCCTCGTTCGGTATGTTTTTGTCTTCTCCGGCAAACTTCTTGTATTTGCTCTTTGCGTCGCCTTTTCTCCGTCCCATGTTTACGTTAATGCCTATGCCATACGGCGGGTCAGCAATCGCCAAATCAAAAACCTTGTCCGGCAGCGTTGCCAGGTATTCCATGCAGTCTATGTTCAAAAGTTCAATGCTCAT